CGTAAATCCGTTTGACGTTGCTTCAACCTCAGGAACCCTCGCTGTTTTTAAGCGAACAGGATCAAACGGTGCATTTATTGGACTAGAAGACGGTTCTGGTTCTGGATTAGCATATCTTGGAGTTACCAGCGGAACTTTCTCAATTCAGACTCCCGGTTCTGGGTATTCTGACAAATTATCCGTTGATTCAAGTGGCAATGTGCTGGTGGGTGTTGCGAGTGCAAACGCCAACGGCGGTGTTCTTCAACTCAAGAGCGGCATCACCTTCCCCGCCACTCAAGTCGCTTCGTCCGATGCGAACACGCTGGATGATTACGAGGAGGGGACGTGGACGGGATCGTTGCTGGGCGTTACAACCAACCCTACTGTTGCTGTTACTGCGACTGGCAGTTATACAAAAATTGGAAGAATTGTTAGAATTGCAATTCAATTTTCAAACGTAAGCACCGTAGGAGCATCTGGACAACTAACTGTTTCAGGAATACCTTTCACAAATTCTTCTATTGCTGCTATTGGAAATGCTTTTATAGGAAATAGTATTGTTACAATTACTGGTCCTGTATTTGCAGCGGTTGGAAGCGGAGCATCATCAAATGTTGATTTAGTCTGCCAACTAACATCAGGGGATACAACAACAGCAAATCATAGTGCTGGAACTGGAAAGTATTTAACTATCAACACGGTATACACTGTCTAATCCTATGCTAACACAACGCACCATATTCTCTCTCTGCGAGGTTCTTCCTTCAACCGTCCTTCAGGTTCGCTTGTCGGACCAGATCGTCGATGGAGAAGCCGTGAAGGCCTCCACCTTCCGCCGCTACTGTCTCGCTCCCGGCTCCGACCTTACGGGTCAGCCCGAGCAGGTTGTCGCGATAGCCAACGCTGTCTGGACTCCTGCCGCTGTCGCAGCCTACGCCGCAAGCCAAACCCCTAGCCCCACCATCCAATGATCGTACCAGTCAATATCGTCGCAGTGCAGTGCAATCAGAACAACTCGCTGTTCGTTACGACCGGCGTTGATTACGACAACAGCGGTTCGATTGTGGGTTCTGAGATTACCTCGCAGTATACGCTGAACCCCGGCGACGACCTTACTGGTCAGCCGACCGAGGTTGTGAATATCGCCAACGCGCTGTGGACTCCGGCGGTTGTCGCGGCCTACAAAGCGGCGAATCCGGTGGTTGAAGCCGTCCAGCCTACTGAGTAATGCAAACCGACACTAACAACAGCAGCGGAGTTGGGATCTCTCTAGCGACCGCTGCCGCTGCTGGTGCAGTTTCTTTCATCCCGCAGCTAACTCAGTGGTTCCAGCTTGGAGCCGCTGTTTTAGCGTTTGTCGCAGCATCAATCGGTCTCTATAAAACCTTCAAAAAATGAACTGGAAAACAACTCTCGCTGGTGTTGGCGCAATCATGGTTGCCGTTGGCGGTGCGCTCAAAGCATTGTTTGACGGTGATCCTGCGACCAATTTGGATATTGCCGCGACTATTACTGCTGTGACCATTGGCTTTGGGTTGATCGCTGCCAAAGACGCTGACAAAAAGCCCGAGTGAATTTCATCGAACAGATCGTAACCGCTCTGCTCAAGTGGTTGACTGGTTTTGTTCAAACACCGCCCACCGTTGAAGACGCAAAATCAGATCCAGACCTCAAAAAGAAGTTGCTGGATCGTATTGCTGACTCTAATCGCTAGTTGCGGCTGTGGGTCTCGCGTTGTTATGGTGCCTCACGGTGAGCCGGTAAGGCTCGCTGAGAGCGTCAAAGCTAAGGTATGGGTCAAAGGAGCAGACGGTGTTTCTGTTCGCTCCAGCAACCGCATAACGCTTCCCGAAGGTTGGTACGCATTGCCTAAAGATTGATATGTCACAACAAGTCATCAATGTCGGATCAACCGCAAACGACAACAACGGTGATACGTTGCGCGGGTCTTGGATCAAAGCGAACGACAACTTTACGGAGTTGTACACCGATATATCGGGTCTCAATACCGCGACCGCTTACACTCCGACTCTAACCGATTCCGGTGGTGGCAGAACGTACACAGTAACGATCAATTCCGCGCGATATACGGAGATTGGAAATCTGCGTTGGTTTTCTGTTTCGCTGTCGGTAACCACCGCAAGCGGTACGGCTTCTGGCTCCCTTCGATTAAGCATCCCAGATATATCAACCTACGCTGCGGCTGTTGGAGTTCAAGCTAACGGTCTTACCTCAAACGCTAAGACTGAAATTGAAGGTAGTGTAATTGCCGGTCAATCTTACGCTGAGATTGTTCATTACGAAAACGGCAGCACTTCTTCCCTAGCGTCTCAAGTTCAGTCTGGATCTACGCTGATTGTCACCGGAGTTTACTTCCACGCCGCTTGAACTTAATAGCCACCAGTCTCCAGTTGGGGATGTCTGTGCTACAAAGCGCGATGGGGAACCCGTCGTTTCTGTGGCAGGGAGTGCTGGTGCGCTGTCTTCCTGCTGCGATTACTGACGCTAACTCGGTTATCTCCGGTGGGTTTCAGGACAACGTCCAAGCGCGAGTTCTCGTCAAGTTTTCCGATTGGCGGTTGGCCGACTCAACACTTGTCACGGTAGACGCTGCGGTCTGGTCTTGTGACGTTGGAGCTAACGCTGACCGGCTCCTGCAAGAGAGCGGGAGCTTGCTATTGCAAGAGAACACTGACCGATTGCTTCTGAGTTTCGGCAAAATGATTCCGGTGGTGGGAAGGCTTCTCACTTACGACGGTCGCCAGATGCGGATTATGTCCGCAAAACGTGATGGCTCTGGAGCTTATTACGCTCTTGAACTTGGCTCTAAAACCAAATGACTCCAACCGTCACAGTTGATACGTCGAGGTTTGATGCGGCTTGGAAGGAGTACCTCCCCAAGACAAAGAGATCTTTGGCTGATGCCGTCAACGCTCGCACGTTCTATTTGATGCTGCGGCTCTATTGCTTGCTGCCTCCTAAGTCTCCCCAAGCGGCTCGTAACAAGATTCTGGACTACTTCAACAGACCAGTTGGAGCAGATCGCTTTGATAAGAAGACCGGCAAGCGAGTTGGTAAATCTCGACAACTACGAGTGGTTCATTTAATAGCTCAAGCCAAGAACGCTAAAGAGGGAAAACCCGGTCTCTACGGTCAAGATATGCGTGACGCTGCGGGAAAGCTCCGCAGACGCGCTGCTGGTAGTGTTGGTTACCTCAAGTCCGCTGTAACCAAAGCCATCAAGAAGCTGTCCCCATCCTTCCAACAATTTGGCGGAACTCGACGCGCCAAGAAGGGTTCGGCTGGCGTTAAGTCAGTGGCTGGAAACCAAGCGTTGATTAATCTCGCCAATCAATACGGTTTGCCGCAGGAGAATGTTGCGATGCACAAAGGCTCCTCCGCCTATGCGTACAACGCCAAAGCCGGATTTAACCCATCGAGTTATGTTCGCATGAACATTGGATTGGCCGACAATCAGGTGGGAACCGTTGAAGGAATCTACGCCAAAGCGATGCAACAAGCTTACAACGATGAAGCCCGTGAGCTTGAAAACCACATTGCCGCCGCACTGCAAGCCGCTTTTGATGGGTCTGAATCGAAAGGAATCACAGTTACATGAACGCTGTAGCTCTACGAACAGAACGCGCTCTAGTTGACTGGCTTGCCGCTGAAGACTGGTCAGCGTCTCCTATTGGCACTCCGACTTGTCTCACAAGCTACGGTCACGGTGCGTTTTCAGATCCAGACTTAGAGGACCAGATGCCGAGCTTTCCACGCATTGTTGTCCGCGCATCGACTGCGGTTCCGGTGCATCCGTTAGACCGGACTTGTGAGGTAGACATAACCGCTACGCTTCAGTTGTCGGCAGACGATACCTCGGAGGCTCAAGCTCTAGCGATTGTGCAAATCTTTGAAAATCTTCTGCAATACCTCTACGTTGACGGCAACATTGCTGAGTTAGACGCGCTCGACACCGATCCCTCGGGAGGTTTTAACGCGCAATTTGCGGTTCCAGTTGACTTTGGAATCAATGACATAAGCGAAAGAGCTAGAACTTTTTCGCGATCCATGACAATTTTTGCAGCAGCAAACACGATCTAACAACCCACAAACATGGCAACATCAAAAGGTCTAGCCCTAGTATTCGGGACTAAAGCTACCGTC